AATCGCTCCTACGCCTGTCCAAAAAGCAGGGCCGCTCGTGACCGATGGCTCGCCTTCAGAGACAGCCAAGGAATGCCAGTCCGGCAGATGCTAGAGAAACACGCAGAGCCGCCCGGCGCGTTTATCCGTCAATGGCAAAAGGCGCGAAAATAAATCACACAAGGCTGTTGCGTAACCGGAAACGGTGTGAGATAAGGGTGCATCAAAGGGAGAGAACGACATGGCCAAGTTCACGAAGCGTCAAACGACTAACTGGCTGATCGCAATGGAAGCCGCTAGGCGCGATGGCGTCCGCGTCAACGATACGGATTATTCGGGCGTCGTTATCGAGCGCGTCCAGCCGACCGTTGGTGACGATTTCCGTTGCGCCGAAGTCGTTGGCTTTCAGACCGTTGGCGCAGCCCGGTTTGCAATGGCTGAGATGTACGGGTTTGTTAAGTGACCGCCACCCTCCGCACTCAACGCGCTCGGTCCCGCCAAGCCCAATCAGGAGCAAAGCGTGTCGAGGTAGTGCTAGACGCTGGCCAGCTTGCCAATCTTGAGCGGGTTCGTAAGGTCACTGGCGACGTAAAAACAGCCATTACCTATTCGCTGGCCTATGTGGCAGCCGAAATAGACCGTCAGCGCGAAAGACAAAAGGATTGAAGATGACAGAGACGATGTTGGATCGCGCGGCTTATGCGTTAGCGCGGCTTTCCTCTCACGGCGACCCCGGAGACGGGTCCGATGTTGGCGAAGATGCGGCGCGGTTTGACGTGCAAGCGCGCGCGGTTCTTTCGGCTATCTATCCCGCGCAAGGACCACAAGCGAGCGAGACGACGTTGGAAACGATAGCAAAGGCCATGTGGTCGGAGAAATTCGGCGCGCCAATTACGGTCCTTCATGAAAGTCAATGGGACGACATTTTTCGTGATGATTGGATGAAGGTTGCTCGCGCTGCGCTGCGAGCTATTAGGGAGCCTGACGAGGCAATACAGGAGGCTTTCTATGGCGAAGTCACAGTTACGGGGGAAGGGTTCATTCGAAACCTTGGCGCGGGTTTCACCGCCATGATCGATTCTATCCTCTCCCAATCACAAGAAGGGAAGTGACGATGGCTTGACCGCCGCATAGCCTCAAGGCATACTCTCAACCGCTCTAAGCCCGCGCTAAGGCAATAAGGCTAGAAGCAACCAAGGAGACGCAGATGGCCGGTCGAGGCCGACCTTCTGACTATAAGTCCGAGTATGCAAAGCAGGCCGAAAAGCTTGCGCAGCTTGGAGCGACAGACCAAGAGGTCGCGTCGTTTTTCGACGTTGACGTTAGAACCGTCTATCGTTGGAAACACGATTACGACGATTTTTGTCACGCCCTAAAGGTTGGCAAGGAGATTGCTGACGACCGCGTAGAGCGCAGCCTTTACCAAAAGGCGATTGGCTATGAGCAGCAAGAGGTCAAAATCTTCATGCCCGCCAATGCCGAAGAGCCGGTTTACGCGCCGTTCATCGCCAAGGTCTCCCCTGACACCACGGCGGCTATCTTCTGGCTGAAGAACAGGCGCTCGCAGGAATGGCGGGACAAGCGCGAGACAGAGCTTACCGGCGCTGAGGGTGGCCCGTTGCAGGTCACATGGCTGAAACCCGAGTAATCCCCTACGCGCCTCGCCGCGTGTTCATGCCGTTTCATAACCGGACGCAACGCTTTGCCATCGGGGTGGCGCACCGTCGCTGTGGTAAGACGGTGGCTTGCATTAACGACATGATCCGCAATGCGGTGGTGTCCGACAAGCCCCACTATCGAGCGGCCTATCTCGCGCCCTACCTGAAACAGGCCAAGGACGTGGCATGGGAGTATCTTAAACGATACAGCCAGCCGATCTGGGCAAAGCCGCCAAACGAATCAGAACTGTATGTGGAGCTAATCGGCGGCAAGCGCATCAAGATTTACGGTGCTGACAACCCAGACGCCTTGCGTGGCGGGTACCTAGATGATGCCACGCTAGACGAATATGCGGACATGTATCCCGGCATCTTTGGCTCAATCATCCGCCCGATGCTGGCAGACCGGCAGGGCACAGCTACGTTCATTGGGACGCCGAAGGGGCGCAATGCGTTCTTTGACCTGTTTGAACGGGCCAAGACGGACCCTGATTGGTTTCCATTCTTCCTGCCTGCGTCTGAGACTGGCATCTTGCCGGAGAGCGAGCTAACCGCCGCTGCCCGCGAAATGACGCCGGAACAGTATGAGCAGGAGTTTGAATGCTCGTTTGAAGCGGCAATTATCGGCGCTTACTACGGCAAGGACATGGCCGAGAGTGAGCGGGCTGGACGGATTACAGACGTTCCGCACGATCCATCGCTGCCCGTTTACACCACATGGGACTTGGGCATTGGCGACAGCACGGCCATTTGGTTCTGGCAGGCGGTCGGTCCTGAGATACGGGTGATAGACTTCTATGAGGCCAGCGGAGAAAGCATCGAGCACTATGCCAAGGTCTTGCAGGCCAAGCCTTACCGCTACGAAACGGACTGGGTTCCGCATGACGCGAGGGTCAGGGAACTAGGCACAGGGCGGACGCGCATTGAGACAATGATGGCGCTGAAGCTCAAGCCCAAGCTAGTGCCGAGCCACAAAGTTCTGGATGGGATCAATGCGGGCCGCGTCTTGTTCCCGCGCATCTGGTTTGACCGTGACAAGTGCAAGGCGGGACTAGAGTGTTTGCGCCAGTATCGCGCGGACTATGACGAGAAGGCTCGCGTCTTTCGTGATGGGCCTAAGCACGATTGGACGAGCCACGCTGCTGATGCGTTTCGATACCTTGCAATGGCGTACCGGGAGATTAAGCCGGAGGTCAAAGCAGCCGACAAGCCCGTGCTAGGCATCCGTGATATGACATGGGACGACTTGATGGCGGGGCAGCCGTCCAGAGCGAGGCACGAACGCGCATGATCGTTCTATCGACAAGCGGACCCGCGCACGATATGTTCCGCTGAACGCTTGCGAGGGGCTATGCTTCCCACTGAACCGGAAAACAAAGCCGTAAAGCTCGTCACCAAATGGATTGACGAGATAAATCTTGCTGAGCAAGAGCTTCAGCCTTGGTGGCGCGCGGGCGACGTTATCGTGCGCCGCTACAAGAACGAAAACCGGAACCGTGGTGGTGGGCGACCGTCCGTTGACTATCTCGCGCGGCGCTTTGCTGTGCTGTGGTCAAACGTCTGCACCCTTCAGCCGGCTATCTATGCGAAGCAGCCCAAGCCGATGGTGGACCGCCGCTATCGTGACGAAGACCCGGTCGGCAAGGTAGCGTCTGACGTATTGGAGCGGGCGCTTGGGTTCAGCCTTGACCAGTACGACTTTGATGGACGCCTGAAGCATTGCGTTCTGGACTATCTGCTGCCGGGCCGTGGTCAAGTGTGGGTGCGCTACATCCCGCACATGAAGACGCTGAACGCCAAGCAAGACCCAGAGCTAGGCGAAGGCGAGGAAGACGCCGACCGTGATGAGGTTGGCGAGATCGAGACGCCAGAGGCCACAGAGGAAGTGGTCTATGAGGAAGTCCAATGCGACCACGTTGCGTGGAAGGACTGGCTGACCAATCCGGCCCGTGAGTGGGCAGAGGTGCGGTGGGTGGCGCGTCGGGTCTATATGACCAAGACAGAACTGATTGAGCGGTTTGGCGAGGAAAAGGCCAAGCTCGTTCCGCTTGCGACCACGCCGACTGGATCGGATACGGCCACGGACGCACAGCGCCAAGCCAACAAGACGGCTGAGGTGTATGAGATTTGGGACAAGCCGAGCAAGACGGCGTTCTGGATGTCGAAGGGCTACACTGGCGGCGTTCTGGATGAGCGTAAAGACCCGCTCGGCCTGAGAGAGTTCTTCCCATGCCCTGCCCCGCTCAATGCGACAGTGGGGCCTGACAGCACGATCCCGGTGGCTGATTACGTCATGTATCAGGATCAGGCCGAGGAGTTGGACGAACTAACTGCCCGCATCGGCAAACTGCAAGACGCGCTGCGGATGGTGGGCGTGTATGCCGGTGAAGCCAACCGCGAGCTTCAGTTGGTGTTTTCGCCCGGTAATGAGAACAAGCTCATTCCAATCGACACCTACGATATCTGGAAAGAAAAGGGCGGCGTTAAGGGCCTGATCGAGTGGGTTCCGGTCGATATGGTCATTCAGACGCTCCAAGGCTGCTACGA